GACATAGCAGAAATTGTTGCTGCATCGTTTGTAATTGCTGTTAATTGACCGGATGCTGGCGAATCTAAAGTGCATTGCCAGTTACTTTGCAAACTCCCAGGTTTATAGTCAGCTGGTGCTGGATATTTCCATAAAGATGGATCACCAATAGGCGTTTCCCTAATGATTTCAGAAAATAGGTCAATAGCAGACTCTTGCACAACATTAGAAAGTTTTGCCTTTGTTTTTTCGGCAAACTCTTTAAGATCGACAGTGAAGGTCATAAAAAACGTCCGTTCCAGAGGGGGATTCAGTTTTAACTTCCATAATTCGATACACAACCGAATCAAACGTCAAAGTGTCATTAATAACTGGGACAGTGACACCGGATTGAGCTAAAAGACGCACATCTTTGTCTTGTATGCTCTCACTAGCTTTCTCAAACGCATTAAACTGCGATCTAACGGCTTTTAATGTGTAGTTAGTACTTGAACCTGTTGAATAAGCACCAGTTGCAGGATTAAATGTTCGTCCTGATAGGCGAGTAATGACAGCATTTGCGCCAAAGTTAGTAATTAGTTTGGTTGCTGTTTTCTGTAGTGTGTCGTAATCAAACACGGATAACTCTCTGTGATCTGTGAGTAAGTTTTGCCAGCTTGGTATCAACAGCTTTTAAGAACGTCACCGCCCTCGCTGAATCGGAATACTCAACCTCTAAGCTACCTACTTTTTCTTTGCTAGTTTCTCTAGCTTGATTATCAAGTGGATCAACACCAGCGCCTACGGCAATAGCGGTTTCCATTTGAGCATCTTTTAATAATTGGGGTATGGATGTTGATGATAGGTAGTAATTGTTAATCATCACTCCATAGCGAGGCCACATAGTAGCTTGTGCCTGATTAGCCTTTGTGCCTAAGAAATCCTTACTTTCAATGTAATCCATTGCTCGAATTAGCAATACAGCCGCAGTTCCAGTAACCGTAAGACCTCGATCTGCTGCATAAGTCGCAAGATCAGCTTCACTTACATAGGAATTAGCAGTAGTAGAACCTGAACCTGTTTCAACGACTATTGTTGCCATAATAACTCCAATAAAAAGCCCCACCCCCGAAAGGATAGGGCTAATCTTATTTACCCAAGTAACAGTGCAGTATGCTCTGGCTTGATGTTCTTAACACCCCAAGCTAGTGCAACTTCATAACGTACTTTTCTGTAACCTTGATACATGGCAAATTCCATGCTCAACCCTGAACGTGGATCAGTAATAACGATCACATCAGAAGCCATGTCACCTTCTACTGGTCGAGCAGGAGCGCGAGCAGCAAGAACGATTGCAGAGCGGTTAAACGCCATGTTACGAGCAGATGCAGCAACAATACTAATTGCTTTGTCACCAACAGGAAGTGCTTGACGCAATCCTGGAGCAGCAATAACAAGAGTTGCGCCAGATACGGCACTAACACCAGTTGTAACGACATACTGGTTAGTATCACCAGCAAAAGTAATAACATCTCCTGCTAGGATAGTTCCAGTACCAGCCGCTTTAAGAACAATGCTTGTAGAACCTACAGCATGCCCAGCAGTAGTAACAGCGTTAGCAGAAGTACCAACAGCAGCAACAGTATTAACCTGTGCAGACTCACGAATAGGCATTCCGTTAACATCAAGCAATACACCTTGACGCAAGATAGAGTCACTACCAGCATCAGATACGTTTGCTTGCTTACCTAGCATGTTGACACCAGCGTTAGTGTTAATGACTAGTTGGTTGTCCTGCAAAGGAGAGCCATTGTCTTTAAGCACTTGGAGGGCTTTAGATGCGTCAGTGTAGTCATTAGCTGTTCCGAATGGAGTAGTACCAGCAGTACCGACAGCGCGAGAGAAAGTAGACTGCAAACCACAAAGGTCGGCTTCTACTTCGTTGGTTACTGCACGAATAGCTTGTGCAATTTTGTTAGCGCGTACACTTCCGTACCCAGCACCAGTGTTAAGACCTAATTGATCTTCACCGTTGAAACCAAACTCAGCCGCGCGCGACTTAGTGATGATGATGTCGGTGAAACCAGAAGTCTGACCAGTAGGATCAGGAACGACCATTGCAGGAGTAATGTTAGATACATTGCCTACAGGCTCAACATCAACTCGAATTGCTTGCCCTACTTGAGCAGAATTTGCTGATGCGTTTAAAGTAGCTGATGGGATCATTCCAGTTAGTTCGCGTGAAACGATGTCCAATGCTTCAAAGATTTCTGGTACTAGACCAGTGATTGTGTTCTCTGCCATGATAAATTACCTTTTAATAAACAGTGCCGCCAGATTTGATGTGCTTCATTTGGTCGGCTGGATTAAGTGCTGTGAATTCAGCACGAGATTTAGTTTTTGCGGCACTGCCACTATTGTTTCCACCAGTAGCACCACCACCGGAGGACTGATTGCCTTTTAATAACGAGGCAAATTTGGGATCATTCTTAAACTCAGCTTTTAAATCGTCTAAGGATGAAATGGTTAGGTTTCCACTGCCGTCTGTGACCTTTAAAGCTCCTTCCTGAAAGGAGAGGCGCGTATTGATAAAGGTGCTTAGTAGGTCAATGTTTGAACCTTCGGCAAGATCAGCCGCTATCTTCATAGCCGCATTGCCTTTCTGTTCTGTCTCGATTCGTCCCTGCAATTGGCTTAACGTGGTTTCAGTCATTTGCAGTTTTTCGGATGATGATTTGTACAGTGATTCAAAATCACCGCTTTCCTTTGCCATTCGATCTTTTTCAGCAATCGCATCAGCCTCGGCCTTACGTTTTGCCTCTTTTGCACTCTTGGTTTCGGTTAACAGTTCATCATTCTTGTTTTTGATCGCATCAAACTGATCGGCTAACTCTTGATTGGTTGCTTGTAAGGTTGTTAGCTGCTCTTGTAATGCGGATACATCTACTTCTTCAGTCATGGGTATTGCCTTTTTTGGTCACAAACCAAGCGGCCACAGACCGCCATATATCGAGAGCGTTAACTCTCAAATTTTTAGATATTTGTCGTTGGAAATGACTTAGTTAAAAGTCAAGGGATTAGATCGGCACTCTTAGCTCAGTTTTGGGCTATTGATTGCCAACCTCTTGTTCTTCGGGGGGTGTAACAGGCTCTAACTCGACTACTTCGGCATCGTTATCAATTTCTTGGTCGGTGCGTTCATCATCTAAGAGGTTAGAGCGTCTTAGTAGGTATCTAAGATCAGTCTTACCAATAACACCTCGATCTTGCAGCACCATTGCTTGTGCCAACATTTGCGGATCAATGGTCGAATCGTAAAATTCTTTGTTGATAGCCAGAGTAATTTCACCTTCGCCACCCATGAACTCGCCAACCCACATAAGGGCTTTAGTAAATCCAGCTTCAACATTGACGATTAACGAACCTAGCTTAGAGTTTTGACCAGCAAAGCGAATCTTTGCGGCCTCTGCTGTTTCCGACCCTGCTGAATCCTGAATAATGCGAGTACCGATCTTTACCATTTGGGCTTCTTTAAGCTCCATACCTCGTTCTGGCATCTGATTTGGTAATGCTTGTAATAGGCTTGCACTAGAATCAATTGGGAGTAACAGACCGGAACGCGAACCAAGCTCAATACCACCGGAGAAATTATCATCGGCCCATGATTGCGTTAGGCCAGAAATTACGGGGGTGGGCTGACCGACAATAAAGCTTGATTCCTCATAGTCGGCACTGTTTCGGTAATGGGCTATATTGACCTCTGCTATGTCGTATAGAGGGGCTTTATCGGATGTTTCGTCGTTATTGATTGAGCCTATGAACTCAAACGGTATTACATCCCATGTCGAGCCGTTAGATTTTCTAGGTACAATATCATCGGATACTAATTCGTTATTTTCATCATAGAGACGCTGTGTATAGACACCTTCGTCCAAGTACAGAACGCGGTGATACATGCAGTGTTCAACGTCAAAAGGGTCTGATATCAGTGGCTTTATGCGTGGCTCTTGCAATACAACCATAGTCAATTGCTTAACACCGCTGACAACTTCACAACGCCAGTTAATAATAGACTCAGCAGGATAGGCTAATAGAGAGGCTTGCAACCCTGCATTGCTAACTTGCGCTTGTGTCAGCCCTTCCTCAGTCTGTGGGTAATCAGCCAACAACCCATAACGACCAGTTAGCAAAGTATCGGAGGCCGCATCTTTAATCATCTGGTCTAGGTGCAACCCATTACCGTTAGCGTTTTCTAATATGTATTCAATACTGGTAGGCAGTTCAATCTCGCTAGGCTTACGGAATACCATGCCTAACATACCCTCTTTGGTATGACTGACAAAGTTTACAAAGTTGGCACGGTTTCTGTATGCGTCATATCTGATCTGGTTCTCATTGCTACCATCACTTGCATTAGGTGCAGGGAGGTAAGCCGTTCCTTTAGTTGAGCCAATGCCACCAGCAAACAGGCTATTTTTATTAGGGCGCTTTTTGATAGCTGTCGCACCTTCATCACAATCGCGCACAAGCTCCCACACCGCAATGTTCTTGGCGTAGTCTGTATTTTGCGTATCTACTGGCATAAGGGTTAACTCACAAATTTGATTGAAACGCTGGCGGCTGGTTTAACAACTGGCATCTCAAAGGCTATAGGATAGGTTCCCGCATCGGGGAGATGATCCAAGTTTGATTTCTTGTCGGGCGCTCCATTAGCGTCATAGGCTAATTGCTCTAAACATCGGGAGTATTCGGGGCATAAAAGTTCGTTAACCTTTACTAGTCCCTTATCGAATGCCACGTTAGCGGCTATTACCCTGTCTTTGACTAATGGGTTGGACTTGTTCGCATACACTGCAAACCCTGCCGACTGAAGTAGGCTTATGTCAGAGATAGAGGCATCGACTGTTTTACGACTGCCACCGGATGCATCGGGGTATATTCTGATTTGATGTTCTGGGTATTTCTGTTTGATAGTGGCGATTAATTCGGGCGTGTCGTATATGCCTGTCAGTTCATCGACCGCATGCCATACATTACCGCGCGTTACATACACCACGCCAGAGCCATTGGTAACGTTAAAATCAACACCAATTCGGAGCACTTCTTTTGGTTGTATTGTCTCGCGACTAGCACAACGTTTGCGCTCGTATGATCGGTATACAGTGCCAGAGAATAGGTTAACGAATTGACCGTTTAAGTATGCGGCCCTTAATTCTGGGTTATAGGTATCAGCAAGGGACTCAATGTACCCATCAGGTAAGTTGGCTTCATTGTCATAGGTGCTGGCCTGTACCAATCCATAGTTAGCGGTTTGATCCATGACGAACCGTTGATAGACGAACTTGTAACCCTCTGGCGTAGTAGTGACAGATACCCTATTGGGCGCATCTTCCCATCGTAAACGGCCTATTATCTTATTCCACGCGAGAGAGGCCTTATTCGTATCCATAACGTCGATCTCGTCGACTAGGGCATTACCCACCTTAAAGCCTACAATCGTCTGTGGTAGCTGCATAGAGCGGCAGATGACCGTCCCGCGATAGGTTCGACCACTATAATAATGAACCTCTTTATTGCCCTCTCGAATCTCTACTCTCAGCCCACAAGCTGCTGCTACTTGCTCAGCAGTTACATAATAGATGTCGCGTATCTGTGGATAGGATGGGGCAAAGTATGCTTGATTGATTCCTGGGTACTTCCAGAAGTCCAAGCATTGAGCCACGCAACCTATAAACGTCTTGCCTGATCCATAGCCAGCAACAAAAGCGCGATACTTATTATCAAGGCTTAGAAACTTACCTTGTGGAACGTTTACCGATATATCCATCAATCAGGTTTACGCGCATCGACAATTTCAACCTGTATGCTTTTCGGTTCCGCGTGTGCTTCTTGTGCTGCTTGATCCTGCTCACTCCATTTGAAGCGGTTACAGAAATACAGCTTTACCAGTGGCGCATTCACGTTACGATCTTTCATCATATCGGTAAATTTATATTCCCAGCATGCCTCTGATGCTTCTCGCGCGCGCGTAAACGTGTCCATAAAGTCAGGATTCTCAGAAGCCCATAAATATAATGTTGATCGACCAATGTTTAATTTCCGCGCAACTTGAACAACCGATAAACCATCATCCATTAGATTAAAGACAACTTCGCCTACTTCTGGCGAATATTTAGTTGGCCTACCTATCTTCGCCATAACAAGTACCTTTAAAACGGCTAAATAAGCCTTAAATAAGTGAAAAAAACCCTTTCGGAACGTGAAATAATGTTGTATATGCTACATATATTCGGTACAATAAACGTATATTCAGAGAGGGAACAAAATGGAATCTATCATTGGAAAAAGAATCATCTTAAAACCGGAGTGGCTTGAAGATGGCGAGGAAAATATTGTCATGATAGCTATTACTGATATTGAAAAAGGCCGCTTAGATATTGAATCTGATGTTGCTGGATTCAACCTTATTAAACCCACGCAAACCATTAACGCATCGTGGATCAAGGAAATTATCTAATGACTACTTTTAATATGGGTCTACCAGATAACCCTATTCAATGCCCAGATGATCTGGAGCATTATTCTTGTTATAGCCAACGTCTAGCAAGGCGTGATTATGATTGTGAACCAACAGATGATTTTGATCTGGCTAAACATGAAAGA